GCAGTAACCGGCGCTTGGCTTACCCCTCCCTCGGTCATTCCAAATACCACGATACGAATGGAACTGGATGCTCGTCTGAAAACTGGCGTTGCCTGCGCCGCTACGATTCGAGCACGAGCAATGGGGCTGATCAAAGTCTCGTGACCCAATGACCATTCCCCTTGGCATTCTCTCCTACCTGCTTCTGACGAGCGTACTGGTCGCGGGGATATGCCTTGAGTGGAATTCCGTTTCTATCCCCATCCATTGAAAGACCGATATGACCCCAGGTGAATTTAGCCCGAGCGTTCATCAGCAACTTGGCGAACTCGTTGCCGGGATGCGGAACTTGCAGGAGAGCGTTCGGCGGTCTGAAGACAAATCAGACGCCAGCAGGGCAACGATGCATTCCCGCATGGATGCGATGATCGAACGGGTGGGGAAGGTCGAGGCCGGGGTGGCCGAGGTTCAGGACGATGTCAAGGAGATGAAGCCGATTGTCGATCAAATTTCAATATGGCGCGCCAAAGGGATGGGAGGGCTCGCTGTCATCGGCATCGGTACGGCCGCCATCACGTTTCTCATCACGCTGGTCTTGACGAATTCCTACCATAAGATTCTGGCTTGGCTGAACGGCTAGGCGGTGCGTCCTCTCACCACGTCGCGAAGCTGCTGCCATTCTTCTTTCCAGAATGAGGCCTCGCATTCGGCCTTGGCCTGTTCGATCGACAGCGCGTTCGTATCGCGCCAGTCAGATGTCTTGCAGTGCCATTTGATGTGCTCGCCGCCCGACATCAGATAGGCTTCCCCGACGATCTTGCCATCTTGGGTGAACTCCCATTGGTCGTCGTCAACTTGCTCCCATTTCGGGAAGCGCCAATCTTCCCCGATTCGCTCAATTGCCGTTGTCATGCTTTCATCCTCCTTTTGCTAGAGATTGTTCGAAGGCGACAAGGCTGCATCGATCATTAATTCATACCCTTCCCTTAATCCTCCGCATGTTGGACAACCTTTCCAAGACGAGCTGACATCCTCTGGGTCCAACATTTCCGGTGTAGGCTCTCGCAAGGCCTCTATCGCGGCTTTCGCCCAATCCTTATGTAAGGCCCGACTGTTTTCGCTGATGCTCTCCCACGGTAACGTCACGCCATCGACAGAGCATACTTCAAATATCGCCCGCGCCACCTTCTCAATCATCTCCATGCCATTCTCCTTATCCACAGACCACCGAAAACAGTGGAACAAAATATCAACAGGCGTGGGACACCCAATCCATAAGTCTTTGATTCATAGTGCCCGCACAAGCATTCCCATGGGACACTTTATCCTAGCATTTGCAGGGAGTTTCGTCACTTGTTCGTAGCGTCTCGACCGCACCATTAACAGGCTTATTGGCCTTATAGGCTGGATGATAGTGTCCCACGTCAACCCCATGCATGGGACACATCCACTCTTTCCAGCGCAACCTTCGCCAGCTTCCAGCGCTCGACGCGGCGGGTATAGACCTCGCTCGTTTTCGCTTCGGAATGGCCTAGGATAGCCATAATTTCATATTGGGTGCAGCCTAGCTCTGCCAATATTTCAGCAAGACCCTTGCGCACGCCATGCGCCGACAGATGGCCCAAACCGGCCTTCCTGCACCAGCTTTTGAACATAGCTGATGCGCTATCTCCGCTCGAAAATGGCTTTCCACCTCGACCCAAGACATAGGTTGCCCCTTGTACCGTAGGCGCTCGCGTGGCGTCCTTCAGTGGCTTCAGCAGTGGCAGGCAGACTTCCGATGATCCTTTCTTGTTCGGCATCCATCGGATAGCCTCGACGCCGTCTATCAAGCACTCATGCCCGCGCCCGAGCATTGTTGTGTCTTCAATCCTGCACCCGGTCCAAACGAGGAGTGACAGGCAGACATGCGCTTTCGAGCCAGGTTTGTGCTTGGCAAGGTAGGCCTTGAGATCGGCAGCTTTCCATGGGATGGCACCCATACCCTTGATATAGACGCCCTTAATGCCACGAGCTGGGTTAATTTTCACGTATTTCCGTTCGATTGCCCAATCATACATAACTCCCACGGCCTCGATAAAAGCATCAGCCTGGGCAGGCGTAGAGCCCATCGCGTCCTGCATTTCTATCAATTTTTCCTGAGGAATAAGCATCTCTTTGTCAGGGCGCTTCAGTATCTTTTCCAGAAGATTTTTCTTCTTCTTCAGCGTTTTAGCGCTCGTCGTTCCAGCTTTTACGCGTTCCGCCAGATATTCAAAATAGCTATTGACGAGCCAAGCGATTGATTTCGGCTTGGCATATTCCGATGCCCTCTTCAGAGGCTCGACCTTTTCGCCGCGGCGCCCTGCAAGGTACTGCCGAAGGAAATCCTCATCCTTTGGGCTCGCATGGATGCGGATTCTCCGTTTCTTGTCGCCTTCGACACGGACGCGATATCGAACGCCCCCCGACGGAAGAGGCTCCACAAGGAGCCCCGGATAATCCACATTCATGACTGGTCTCACCATTTTTCGAGACCTGTATGATTTTGTGTCAGCGGTTTTCCTTCAACCGCGCCGCAATGGATTTCAATTTGTGCACCGGTTACGCACAGCTTATCCACAGAGAGGCCGGCGTCTGCCATGGCCTTGAGGGCTATCCTCAGTGCGCGTTCGCTTGCACGGACGCGCTTGGCTTCGTGAGGCTGTGTCTCAGATCGCATAATCATCCACCCCTCCCACTGCCAGCCTCAACCCAAGCTCATAAACCCGAACGGCAATATAGTGCTCTATCCATGCCTGCCGGTCTTTCGGATGGATTTTGCGACGGCGTGCTCCGTCATTGACTAGCTTGGTCGCATCAGCTCGAAACAGGGTTTCGGCGGCGGCAAGGACAGCAGTGGGTGTGATATGAGCGGGGAGGGGCTTCATGGCTTCGGCTCCGGCTTCTCCGGATGACAGCAGGCTACGAAGTGGATGATCCCGCTGCGCCGGTGGCACGAGCAGACGCAGCCCTGGTATGCCGGCGGCAATCGAATCCCTGCGCTGATGCCAAGATCAGCTTCCAGCTTGGCGCGCTTCTCAAACCATTCGCGGGTGATTTCGAAGTCTTTCATGCTTCCAGCCCCCACTCGACGAGGAGCCGAATTTGCTCGGCAAAGCTGGTTTCCTTGGCGATAGCGCGCGACCGAATGGCGTCAAATGTCTCATCGTCGAAAAGGCAGACGACCTTTCGCATGCATTTCCGACCGGGTGTCCCCTTGGAAACTCCGACAGCAACGTTCTCTTTTTTTATCAGATAGGTCATTTCCACCAATCCTTCTTGAGATAAGCATTGTAGAAAAGCTTTGCTCCAAGTCCGAACCAGAGCATGGCAAAAAGAATGATGGATACCTCGTCGATCATCCCGCCGTCCCCCCTTCCAAGAGGGCACGCCCTGCGTCTGTGATATAGACAGAATTGCCGACAATCTCGCTCAGCTCGCGGTTATAGAGCACGTCGAACCAAGGCATCTGCCGGTTTGCCAGCCATTGCGGGCCTCGTATCAGGCGCGTGAGGTATTCGCGTTGTGTGGCTGTGAGCTTCACTTGCCGTCCTCCTTGGCTATCAATCGGATAGCAGCGGAAACCTTATCGCCGAGAGTTCCGTGTCGGGTTTCGGCGCATATGCGATACGCCAACTGCGCAGCGTCGTCTAAAGCCTTTTCGCGGGCACGCTGGCTTGACTTCACGCATTGATTCCACGCTGTCGTCTTATCGGTCGCGTGGGCGTCGGCAAGGAGGAGATCGGCTATTTTGAATGAGGCCGAACCGGTACCCATTACTTCAAAATCATAATCGGCATACAGTTCGTTCGCCATGATATCTTGGATGCGATAGGCCAGATTATCGCGCTCTGTCCGAGTGGTGCGCTCTGATGTCATGGCTTAGCCTCATATAACGATCTACGGGGTAACATCACCTTCGACGACCGGCTCTCGGCTTTTTCGGTGATCGGAAAACCGGGCGATTTGATCTTGCCGGTGGGCTGGGTAATGCCGACATGCTTCTTGCGGACCTTGGCGACCTTCGACTTCACGGCCATTTCAGTTGCCGTCTTCTTGCGATGATCGGCGCGAAGGGCAGGGAAGAGATTCGCTTCCCGGTGCTCTCCTCCGAGGATGAGCGAAACCTTGTGATCCGCATCCCACTGGTCACCCGGCAGGATTTTCACGCCGGTAAGATGGCAGATGCCGTTCTCGCGTTCGAATATCCTCAGCTTGACACGCGGCGGGATAGCTTGATCGTCGTGCTTGGCGATCCATTCTGGTACGGCCCTCATCGTACGTACCTCGGGCCAGCTGCTTCGATAGCCTTGTCAAACGGCAGTTTCTTTTCATAGTAAAACCATAGGAAGCTGCCGTAGCTCTTATCGTTGTCGTCGCATTTTTGTTTTGCGCTGGTGCCGTTCTCAATATTATTGTTTTTGTTTCTGTTTTGAACGGTTGGCGTTGCCCACCGGCAATTCCCCGCTTCGTAATTTCCATAGTTGTCGATTCGATCGAGACTGGTTCCTTCTGGACGTTCACCCATGTCCTGAAAAAAATTATCGAACGATTCCCATCTGTCGCACACCGTTATCCCGGCAGCGCCATACTTCTGAAATGCTGGTTCGTTCGGATCTAGGCATCTCCTTCTCATAGATAACCACGAACCGTATGCTCTCGTGTGGCACATCCCGTGAGTTTTCATGCCATCCCGAAGATTCGCGCATCCGCAAGATATGGTGTGGTTTGTTACGAGGTGGCATCCCTTTACACTTGTGAACGAGCCACAATCGCATTTGCACAGCCATGCCGATTTAGGCCTGCAGATATCAAGTGCGATTACAGTTAGTTGCCCGAATCGTTGTCCTGATCTTTCTTTAAAAGGAGGCATAAAACTCTCCCTTCGACTTTACAGCCTTTGCCTTGGGCGTCGAATCGGGACGGATGTCTCGTGCTATTCGGAAGCCGCTCATGATGCGCCCCTTTCCTTGAGAGCCGCATCACGGGCTACGTTAAGCCTCGACATGGCGGCATCACTGCCACCGGTATCGGAATGCGCGTCCTTGGCCTTCCTACGGTATGCTGTGTTAATTTCATCTGGTGTTGCAGAACGGGACACGCCAAGAACTTCGGACCAATGCGGATCCTTGTTCGAAGGCAGCGCGACGAATGCCGAGAATGATCGCTCAAGCATCGTCGACGATCCCCAGCGCTCAATGCCGCGCATCGCCTCGATTGTCTTTTCCAAGGCGCGGAAGTTATCCTTGACCTTATCCCAGCGGTCACAGGCGAAAACGCGCTGCGTGCCCTTCCATTCGAAATAGACGGCGACGCCCTTGTCTTTCGGCTCTGGCTGATTGGCGTAGGGGAGGCCGTCCCGACGTAGCTCAATGTTCGTTGAGATCACCGGATAACGTGCGCCGAGCAATCGGATTTGCTCAAGTAGTCCGTCACGGGAAGCAACGAACGACACATCGAAGCGCGATGCTTTCGGATGCGCAGTGCGCGCCCATCCCTCAGGCCAATGCAACGGAAAAGCTTGGGTCAATGACGCACCACCTTCCCACCCAACAGCCCCAGTATGACTTGCCGGCGTTCAGCGGCTATTTCCCTTGTCGGTCGGTGCAAAGCGCGTGCTGCGGCTTCCTTGCGGTCAAGATCGGCAAGCGTCTGGCTTTTCCTGTGGAGCTTCTTGCGCAGGAACCAGGCTTGCCAGGTGAAGATGGTGTTTCGGATAAGACGCTCGATCTTCATCAGATCAGTCCTCCTTTTCGGGGCGCACTATGTCGCCGTCTGCGTCCATGAGAGGATTTTTCGGCCAGCCATGGCGTTGGATGTCGCGGCTGCGCAGATAGCGCTTGATGAGGCCAAATGGGGCAATCGCCACATAGTAGACAGGCCAGATCGACCATGCGAGGCACCATGCTAGGAATGGATGATCCCCGGCGAAGGAAAGGATATCAGCCATTGCTATCAGCCTCCGTTACCGTTGCTGTGACGACGTGGCCGTAGGCTTCACGGTCGAATTGATCGCGGCGGCTTTCGGCTGTGAGGAGGACGTTCTTTTCGTTCGTCTCGGCCCCAGTCGTGTTCAGGACATAGACGATGATCGCCTCCTTGATGTCCTTCTCGGTCAGTTCGAATTTGCGCTTCATCAGACGTCTCCCACGTTGATACCGGCATGACCGGCAATGAGTTTGATTGCGTATTCGCGGTTGATCGCGCTCGACACGAGGTCTTTGCAGACGCGGTAAATCGACCCGGCCCTGAGCTTCTCGGCTTCTGTGGGCTCGCCAGGCAGCGCGGCGCACGCGATCCGCTGGTTGTTCAGCAGTTCGAGGTTGGCATCGACGTCGCCGGTCGTGTGTGTGGCCGCCCAGAGCATTTTCGCTACGGTCGGCAACCATTCGGAAGGATTTGAGGCTGGCAACTCAGGGGAGGAATCGCCAGCCTCGTTCGCAGACGTTGGAGGGACGTCCGCAGCATCCGGCGGGGAGGAGGCGCCGGAATCTTGTTCCTTCGGGTCTTTGAAAATGACGCCGTGCTCTGCCCCGAAGGCGTACAGAAATTCGATAAGATTTGTCATCTCCTCGATCGTCATCGTCGAGGTGTGCATGCCAAGCGGCACATAGGTTCCACGGTCTATACCAGGGACGACGCGAGCGTGACGGAGGGAGGCGGTCGCCATATCCTTCCAATCTTCTGCCTCAAGCTTCGCGCCGTACCACTCGACCTGATCGGCGACCTCGTGGAGCATGGCCCACATTTTTGCCGACTGTTCGGACGAGCGGCTTTTCTTGCGGAACGTCACGACGGTACCGACTTCGACGTTGCGAGCCCACGTCGCGATCTGGCGGCGGTCGTCTTCGCTCCTGATGGTGACTGTTCCCCTCGTCGACATGCTAGCCTCCGTTCAACGGAGACAGGGCAGCCAAGCAGCGCGTCTTGATCTTGTGCGCGATATCAAAGTTGATATCGTCGCCGTCGAAAGTGCCAAGCGGGTCAAGGTTTGACCAAACTTCCTCGACGGTCGCCTCATCCGCAGCGGCGGCCA